GGTGGTATCTCTTGGTGTTTCTTCTTCACTGAAAGGTAGGGTTTTAAAATCGTTAGCTAAACTATCCATAGGAGTACCACTACGACTGTCAACGGTTATGTTGTTATCTTTCAACCACTTACCCACGGTATTCATCAGTGCTGGGTTGTACTCCTCCATCGCTTTCATATACCCGACTGCACCCTTACACAGTTCAGTATAGCTGTCTGCTAGTTTAGCTCCTTCTACGTGATCTTTCATAAATTGTTACTCTTCAAATTCTAACGCCTTTATTGACTCTAACGCAATCAATCGTGTCTTTAAAGTCGCAATAGATACTTCTACATCAGCAGTGCTACCTCCACCACTTCCGCTGGTAGCTGATAGAGTCCTTGCTTGAAAGAATAAAGGATTAGGACGGGGTCTAGCTCTGCGAAAAGGTTTAGCCATCCGTCAGCACTTCCACCTTCTTAACGCTAACGCTTTACGGGTAGGACGACCTTTGCTGTCTTTCATCGGGCCTTTGTTACCACTCATACGAGCACAGAAAGAACGCTTACGAGGGCCACCACCGGGTTGAGGAGCTTTCAGGTTAGACCCTGTAGCACGATTGTACTTACGTCTACCTTTAGCAGTGAGTCCACCCTTACGGGACTTCTCACCTCTACCTATAGATAACGATACACTCACTTATCTTTCTTAATCATCAAACCCTTACGACGTTTCATCTTTTGTTTCTTAGGTGGACGACCAACTTGTGATCCATAAGTTCCAGTTCCGTACGGCATAGTTATTTCCCTTTCTTCTTAGGAAACCCACGCTTCATATTAGCGTACGCTTTAGGTGCTATCGTTGATTTCTTTTTACTACGGCTAATGCCTAGTTTACGTCTTCTGTTTATATTTGCGTATAGTCCTTTTTTCATCGTTTCATCAACATCTCCATCATGCGGTCTAGTTTATGGCTAATCTCTTTAACACTACTCTCAAGACCCGTCATACGATTCTCAACAGCAGTATCCCGTTCACGTTGTGCAGCCAGTTCTACTTCTATTTTGGTTAAACGTCTCTCGTCATTCTCCAATCGATCTGTAAGTTTTTTAATCATCCACCCGATAACACCAAGAACGATGGCAAGGGCAGAGTCGAGGAAGTGTGAGACGGATTCAGTCATCGTTATCCTATAGCTACTACACGTATATACTTGCTAGTAAAAGGAACAAAACCCGTAGCAGCTGCGTTATGCCCATTTGTTGTTGTTGTGGCATTCTGACCGCTACTGTTCATGTAGATGTATCCACTATTTCCAAATTGAATGGTTACCTGTGTGGATGTGATATTGGTAATTCCTGCACCAACCATATTCGTATCTTGGAAGGAGTCCTGAATATCCATCAGGTAGGGGTTAGAACCGTCAGATGCACCCGATACCCAAAGTTGTGCGTTTATAGCAGATGTACTCAAGCCGTGTGTAAAAGTAAGGGTAGCACTGTTTGCTACTGTGGTTGTGCCATCGGTTGTTACCCACCCGCTATCGTACTTAGCGACACCACCACCACTACCATTAGCAGCAGCTGTAATCCTACCTTGTTGGTCTACTGTAATATCAGCACTTGTATAAGAACCGGGTGTAACAGCAGTGTTTTCTAGTTTGTCAGCAGTTACTGCGTCGTTTGCTATAACCGTAGCACCGTCTCCTGTAGAGGTAACATCACCAGTGTGATTAGGGTGCGAGTAGTTATTGGCACTTGTAGCAATGCCATCAAGCTTTGTCTTGTCAGTACCTGTCATTACTCCAGCCACACTCGTGGTAGCAGCTGCAACGGTAGTATTAGTACCCGTGGATGATTCGATTTCTACGGTTGAAGCAGCAGGCGTATTACTTAAATTCGTAGCACCTGAACCAGCAGAACCGTTTGAAGCTCCCGTAATCCTTCCGTTCGCATCAACCGTTAAATCAGTATTGGTGTAAGAACCAGCAGTAACAGCAGTGTTATCTAGCTTATCCGCAGTGATGGCATCATCCTCTATTTGATCTGTGCCTAGCTGTACACCCGGAGGAGGTGACCCTGTAGCTAAAGATGTGGTAATGGTTTCATCTACGTAACTCTTCCTTGTAGCGTGATTTGCAGTAGTAGGATCAGAGTTAGGAAGAGTCAAAGCACCCGTCATAGTATCACCAGCTACATCAACGTAACGATTGTCAGCGTATCCTTTGTTAATTGCATCGTCATCACTGTCAGGATCAGCTAAGTTCTCAAGTTTCAATCCGTCAGCGTTGTAGTGGTCAGTGTCTCTTTTAGTTAACGCACCACCTGTTGCACCTTCCTCTGCTTCTTCAGCGAGATAACGGTTGTGATTGTATCCGTTGTCCAGTTCCGTCTCAGTAAGTACCGAACCGTTTTCAAAATCAACAATAGCTACACTAGCGTTACTATCCCGTAACACTCTTATCTTCCATGAGCCATTAGGGGTTGAATTAAGAACGACTCTTTTAGTGGGAGATGTTTCAACAGTGTAGTCAGTGGTCAGCGTCTTACGCACCCATCTGTTTGTACCACCTGCTGGCCCCTCGTTAATTTCTACCGCTACGTGTTCGGTATTGATGTATTCAAAAGTTATAGGAAATTCTTTATTGCCAGTTCCAGTTCCATCTGATCCGACATAGTCTGCGTAGGTATTAGCCATGATATTATATTATTACTTATTGAGCGAGGAGTTCAAGCACTATTGCTTAGGTAGCGACAATTCAACCATGCCCTTAACTCCTCCTAATGGTGATTCGGTTAGTAAAGTTTCTCCTGTTAAAACATCGTACCATCCCCTTCCCTCAGAGTCCTGATAACTACGTAGACGTTTATTTTTCTTAATATTCTTCCAAGCTTTGTTTCTGTACTCAGTTAACTCTACACTGACAAGACTTGCTTTAGTATCCTTCTCTCCTGTTACTTCAAAGTTAGGAGCTTTCTTATATTTACTATTTCTGATTAACTTTTCTAAAGATTTACGCAGTGTCTTGCCTCCTATTTTAACACTAGACATTTCATCCATCCATTCGTCTTGTAAAGATATACCAGTCTTAGGATTACGATAATCACGTGTGTCTACTTTTTGTACTTCAGTCCGTGTGAAACTTTGTCGCCCTCCTACGTCTTCGCGTATATTAGCAATCTCTGTCATCAATGGATCACGTTTATCCTCAGCTATATAGACAGGACTCATCATTCCCCACAGACCTTCCATCGTCCATTGTCTTTCAACTTTTTCACCCAATAGGTTACGAGCGTATAGACCGGGGAACTTACCGAAAGAACGTTCTAATAGTTTAGCTTTAAAACCGTGTGCTTTAGTTTGGTACTCCTGATTAACTTGATTTAAGTCCCGTATAAGAGTAGGAGATAACGACGATAAGAAATCAACAGCAGCACTTTCTAAATTATAATTAGCTTGTTGTTTATCTAATAAACTAAACACAGACTTTAAACCTCTTAGGAAATACTTATCAGCAAAGTTAGTAACAAAGGAAGAATGAACTACATTATACCAGTCTTGGTCGTCTTGAGTTAATCCTTCTCCTGACATCTGTAAGTAATGAATTAAATCCGCGTGTACAGATAGAATAGTAGAGAACGGTTCAAACCTGCTGTAGTCTATCTTGTAACCTCCTATATATAAAGTGTTAGGCCTCCAACCAGCTTCCCTCAATCTAGCTTTTTGATCATTGCTTAGATGTGCTCCTGTACCTGTTAGGTTTCCTGACATTATAGCAGTAACAGCAGCTCCTCCTAAAACAGTACCAGCTACAGCATTACTAGCAGCTTCCGCTTTTTCTTCTGCATTCTTTAGTCGAAGTTCATCTCTTTGTTGTATTAATACTTCATTAGCATCTTCTATTTCTTTTATTTTATCCTTAGATATAGGACGTGCTTTTAAAGCTTCAAGATTATCGTCTATAGTTTTTTGCGTGTCTCTTAATTGTCTCTGGGTTTTAGTAAGTCTAACATCTTTTAATCCAACTTTAGAAGCCACCTTAGCACCTACAGCGGTTTCAGGTAAAACAACACGTGCCCAGTTTAAAGTGGAAAGCACAGGCATATTATCAACTGTCCACTGTGCGATTGCGGTCGGAGTTTTTATGAACGGCACAAACAATCTAGCACCTATCTTAATAGGATTCGTATACGCATCATCCCCTGATCTTGAATAGGTAGCAAATGCCTGTGCAGTCTTTGATATAATTTTATCCGCATATTTCTGCTGATAGACCAGTGAGAAACCTAATTCTGCTATCTCATCAAACTCTTCGTTCTTTGCCCAAGTTACCACATCACCCTCACGCTTCAA